TAGGAGAAGTATTCAAACCAACGTTAGAAGGAACAGGTGAAGCACAAGTATAGTTGGACCATTCAGCAGAGTTAGTGGTGTTACGAACAGCAAAGAACAAACACTTAACAGCGTGAGACAAACGGATATCAGTTGACAATAAAGCGTTAGTGCTAGGATTGAAGGTAGTATTAGGAACAGTTTGTACTTGTTCAATGAGGATATCACGAGGAGCTTGACCCATTTGCTTACGTTCATTGTTAGAAACAATAGCATATTCAGCCCAAACATCAACTTGATTCAAGTTAGGAACTTGTTCCAAATCACCAGCAGAAACAGGGACAGAAACTTGATCAGCCAAGTTATCCAAAATGATCAAATCAGTGTAATCACGGAAGTTGAAGTTCAAACGCATTTCGTTATAAGGTAAAGCAGCAGTAGGAAGAGCAACACCAGAATCACGTGAGTGACACAAAGGTAAAGGCAAGTTCAAAGTAACTTGAGGGAGAACAGTACCAGAACCAACAGAGACAGGATCAGTCAATTCAGCAATGTTACCAATCATGTTGTTGTAACCGTTACGCTTACCAGCAGGGATAGCAAATTGTGCCCAGAAGTCCAAATAGTAGTTATCAAAACGCATTTCAGTTAAATCGTTGAAAGAAATAGAAGCTTCACGAATTAAAGCATGCATCAAGTTACGAGTATAACGAATAGAACCATCAGCACCAAAACGATTTTGTGCACTCAAAGTGACTTGAGGGAAAGTAATACGTAAGAAAGAACGTAACAAATAATCACCAGCACGAGAAATATTGGCAGACCATTGTTGGTTGAAGTTAGGAACACCGTTGCTCTTGCTTAAAACAACAGGGACAACAGTGAACCAGGTAGCCTTACGGACTTTACGAACAAAGTATGAAACGGCTTGTTCACCACCATACATATACTTTTCCAATTCATCATAAGTTGCAAGATCTATGAATCCAGACGTGAGATTTGAAGAACTAGTTGTAGCTGACATTTTATATATATATCAAGAAAAAAAATTTAAATTTGATGTTTTATATTATAAATTATATTTTTAATATTGTATTTTGATTTTTTTAAAAAAATCAAAATAATTTTATTTTATTAAATTCATACATATCATATTATTTTAATATAAATGTTATTCTAATAATAAACAATATACACCATTCCTAAATTTTCCAATATTTTCTTCTATTTTATTTTTTAAAAATAAAATATTTCTATCTTTTCCTTTTAAATACCACTTTCCTTTTTTTCCATTTTTTACTATAATATGACAATTATTAATTATAGCTAAATCGATCATTTCTCCTTCTGTTTTATTTTTATCAAATCCATATCGTTCAATATCATTTTGATTAATTAATATATCACAGTTTAGATATCGTTTTATTTTACTATAGTTCATTTTTATTTATAGAATTAAAATTTATTTTAAAAATCAATTTTTTTACATATTCTTAATCATAATTATCATAAAATAAATTTATAATATGTAATGTTTTTTCATTAATATTTTTTTCATTTGACCAATATTCTATTTGTTTATATAATACTTTTAATCTTTTTTCAAAATCTTTTTTATTTCTTATTATTAATATCCCTTTATTATCACATTTAAAACAACTTAATACATTTTCATTTTTATTATTAGCATAATTATCTGGGTTAAATCTTATTAATATTATTGGTCTATGATTAAAATCTTGGGAAATTTGCATAGTTCTCTTATTTTCACAATTATAATTTATGTGTTGATTTTCATCTACTTCTATTACCAAAATGTTAAATCCAAAATCAACAACTAAATCAGGTCTTCTGTTAGAACATCCATCTTGAATTTTTTTATCAGAAATCCATGTAAAATTAGTAAATTTATTTTTAATATTATCTACAATATGTTTTTCTTTTGTTTTATAATTATATGATAATTGAACATCTGGAAATAAATGAATATAACAAAATAAACAATAACCATCATATTTTTTATTACCACCAATCATACAATTTTCAAATTTACACCTTGGGTTTTTTACATCAATCATATCATCTTTTTTATGTTTTGTACAATATAAATATTTTTTTTCACCTTGGTAATTAAAGCTTGCTTGTATTTCACAATTTGGTTCTATACATATATAATGTCTAATATCTATCATTCCTTCTTCTTTATGTTTAGAACACATTAATCTGGTTTTTTGTCCTGGATGATTATAACTTGCTGTTAAATCACAATTTTCAAATTCACAAACTTGTTTAATTTTACATTCCATATTTTCTATTTTATGAAATTTACAATAAAGTGGTTTATCTTCATTCTCAAAATTATATAATGCATAGTATTTACAATCTTCATATTTACATAAATTGTTTAAATTAGCCAAATCAATCATATTTTCAAGTTTATGTTTTTTACAATATAAACGTGTTGTTTCTGTTTCATAATTATACATTGCAGTGTTTTCACAATTATTTTCAAATATACATTTGCATCTTCTTTCTCTATTTTTTTCATAAATTACATTTTTACATTTATCACATTTTCTCTCTTCATATTTTATATCATTTAATACAATTTCCATTATATTTTCACAATAATCATTGCTACATTTAAACTTATATTTATTTCCAGAATTTTTAAATACTTGTCTTGGTAATATTACATTTCCTTTTTCATCTATATTTTCAAACCAATATTTTGACATGTTATGTGAAGCAAAACTTTTATTAAAACAAGTTTGACAATTATCTTCACATAATATTTTATTTGCACAATAAGAACACTTTCTATTTAAATTAGTTACATTATTTAATTTTACACTATAACTATGTCCACAACCCTTATCACATTTTAAATAATAATTTTTATTTGAACTTTTTGTAACCATTAATGGTGTTATTTGGTTACCTTCTTCATCTACGTTTTTATTATAATCCCAATACTTTTCTTGCTCTGTACTTGCAAAACTCTTTTCAAAACATTTTTCACAATTTTCATTTCCACATATTTTTAAACCTGAACAATAACTACACCAAGTTCCTCCTGTTACAATATTAAGTAATTTTGATTCAAATGTATGTCCACAATTTTGTTTATCACATACAAATAAATAACTTTTACCAGATTTTAAAGGAATATATCTTGGATTTATATTATTATCGTTACTCCAACAATATGATTTACTAAAACATAAAAAAGAACCTTCATAACAAGATTTACAAAATATATTTTCACATTTTTTATTTTTATTTCCATTACAACTAATATTTACCAATTTACTTTCTAAACAAGATTTACAGTAACTAATATCATTTTTATAACTAGTTTGAAATTGTAAATTACAATTAATACAATTGGTTGAAAACATTTTAATTTTAATTTTAATTTTTTATCATATTAAATAAAATAAAATCATTTTTTATTTTTAAATATTAAAAAATTAAAATTAAAATGAATACCATTCAAAAAAGATTTTTATTATTTATTTTTGGTTGCATGTTAACAAGACTAATTTTAACACTTGTTGTAAAAAATTTGAAATCAAAATATCTACTAATTGCTGGTTATATTGCATTGATTCCAGCAATTGGATTTTTATCAATTTACTTTTTTAATTTAAGAAAAACAGGACAAGAAGTGTTTGGTGAAAAAATATGGTGGAACGATATAAGACCTATACATGGTATTTTATATTTAGTATTTGCTTATTTAGCAATTAATAATAATAAAAATGCTTGGAAAATTTTATTAATTGATGTTATATTTGGTTTTATTATGTTTATAAATCATCATTATACAAGTGGTAATTTTAAATATTTAATTGTTAAATAATATGATAAAGCAAACAAGTGTTTTGAAATAAAAATTATAATTTTTAATTTATTTTTAATAAATAAAAATAAATTATGAAAAAAACATATGATAAATATAAAAAATATGACTTTAAAAATAAATTGAGTAATTCAATTAGTAAAGATGTACAATCAACAAATATTTTTCAAAATATCAAAGAATATATTTTAAAAATATACTATTTTTTATTATATCATTGGAAACATAATCGTCTTCAATTTTTACTTGTAATAAGTTTATTATTTTTATTTGGTTATTATATATATATCAATTATATTAAAAATGAAGAGAACAGAGGTGATAAAAGTGAAATATTAAATGAATTTGTGAAGAATGAAAGTTCTGTTAAAAAATTAAAAAAGAGGAAAATACCAAAAAAACATGAAACACGTTGTAGAATAATTTTAGAAAATTTATTTAGAACACCATTTATTACAATTCGTCCTGATTTTTTAAAATATCCTAAAACTGGAAAAAATCTTGAATTGGATATGTTTAATGAGAATTTAATGTTAGCTTTAGAATATGATGGTGTTCATCATAGAAAATATACTGAATTTTTTCATAAATCTGAACAAGATTTTATAGATCAAAAAGATAGAGATCATTTTAAAGAAGAAAGATGTAAAGAATTAGGTATAACTTTAATAAGAGTACCAGATACAGTTAAATATGATGATTTAGAAGAGTATATTAAAAAAGAATTAGATAAAAGAGGTATTTTTTATATAAAGTAAAATTTTACTCATAATTAAGTCATACTTTTTACATATGTTTTTTTAGCAACATGATCGATAAAAGGAGCTCCAAATTCTAACTTTTTTAATATTTCATAAAATTTAACATATGGATCAATATTTGTACTTTCATATTGTTCAATTAAAATATTTAACAATTCTTTTTTTATTAGTTTTATATCTTTTATATCTGTTCCTTTTCTTAAATGATTTCTTAATTTTTCTAATTCAGGATCACAAATTAATTCTCCACTGTTTTCATCTTTATATGAAAAATTTTTACGATTTATATCAGTACATAATACTTTATCTTTACCATTTTCATCTCTTAATATATTATCTACAATATGGTTATGAAATTCTGTGTCATCATACATAAGTGAATTACAATTCACAAATTCTTTTAGTTGTTTAGAGAATTCACTAAATTTTATAGGTTCTTGTGATATAAGATTTAAGTAATTGTTATGAGTGTAATTTTTATAAGTTGTTTTAGTTGCTGCTTTTTCAACAATTTTTCTATACTCTTCTGATTTTTCTTCAAGTTTTTTAATTTCATTTTTCAATTTATCAATATCTGTTTCTAATAAAATTATTTTATCTTTTAATGTATTTTTTATTTCACTTATTTCTTTATTTTTTTTCTGTTCTAAATTAAATATAATTTTTTTTATTTTTTGACAATATTCTGTTTTATAATGTCTAGATAAATGATTTTTTGTTGAAAATGTGTTTTCGCAATATTCACATATAAAAGACATTTTTATATTATAACACCCTTTAAATAATATAAACCCTCCAAGGGTTTTCTTGTACCCTCCAAGGGTTTAATTGTACCCTTCAAGGGTTTAATTTTTCAAATAATTTAAAGGAAAAACCACTTTAAATAATTACTTTAAAAATATTTATTTTTTTTAAGATTAAATTAGATTGATAAAATATCAAAAAAATCAAAAAATATTTTAAAAATATTTTATAAACTTTTGTGTGAGAGTTGTAAAAAATATTTTCAGATAATATATTTATGAAATTATATATTTTTATGTAATTTATATTTTGTAGTAAAATTATATTTTAAAAATATATAAAATATAATTAATTTCAATTTCAATTTCAATTTCAATTTCAATTTCAATTAATTTATTGATCCAAAGCACGAGCACTCTTGAAAGGATTGACATCATAAATACTCATACCATTATCAACACTTCCAAATTTCAAACTATCAAAAGTATCAGTTGCACTACCATATGCAAGATTTGGAGACATCATTGATTTAGAATTTAATTTAGAAATATTTTGTAAAGCCGATTGAGTTTGAAGAGCACGTTCTGGATCATTAGTAAGATCTCTATCTTTTTGATAAATAGCATCTTGTACATCAGTGTATTCTGAAATATCGTTGTAATAACCGAAATAACCCTTGATAAGATCGATAGAAGGAACAGTAGCAATATCGAACCATCCAGTCTTAATAGGTTGAATGTTCAAGTCACCACGAATACGATCACCTTCATTGTGATTACGAGTTTTTAAAGGAGCAAATAAAGTACGAGTATACATAAAGTTTTCAGGATCAGAAGGATCTCTCATGAGAGGAGTTCTTAAATCAGGGACAGGTAATAAATCTTTAGGATTAGTATAATCTAAAGTATTAGGCTTTTGTGCAGCCATAGTTTGAGAATACTTTTGTTCCCAGTTCTTTCTAGCATTTTCTTGACCTTCAATTGTATTTGCATCCATTCCTAAATAAGCAAATTCTCCTTTAACTCTTTCAAAATCACTTCCAGGTCTAGAAACAGCAGATGCTTGGCTCAAAGAATCTAAAGGAGTAGTTTCAAGATTATCATAATTTATATTTCCAACATATTGACCAGCATCGTTCATTCCGGCAACATATCTACCTTGTACAAATGAACCTTGAGTTTGATCACCAAAGGCATCAGGTTCTCTAGAAATAGAAGTAGAATTTACAGTATTAGGAGCAGCGACAAATTCGCCACTAGGAGCTTGACCTCTAAGTACATTGGCACTTGCATAAAAATCAGAACGATTTTGAGGATTGTTAGGATCTAAAGCGGTGTTAAATGAAGGACGGAACATAAAATCTACACCATTTCCACCAGCACTTGGTGTTCCACGAAGAACCATATCAGTGTATCCTTCTTTTTTATTTTTAGTTGAACAAAACCAAAATGCAATTCCTAATGCTACAATTAGTAAAGTTATTAAATTCCAATCTTGTTTATTTGACATTTTATTAATATAAATGAAAAAAAAATATTTTTATAGATATTAACTATAATAAATAAAAAAAATTATTATAAAAAAAAATATTAAAAATAAATTAAAAATGTAAAATGTTCCAAAATATATTTTTTTATTATTAAATTAATAAAAAATACATATGAAGTTTCCAAAAAAATTAAATAGAAATAATTTAATTTATATTATTATTATCTTTTTTATATTGATTTTTTCAGTTAGATATTTTAAAATAAGGGAAAGATTTCACATTGAAGAACCTATCTTAAAAAGAATAAAAGAAGATTGTTGTAAAATAGATGATCGTATAAGTTCTATTGAATTTTATCCTTCAGATGAATCTTATACTGAAGATAAAAAAAGAATTTATCTTTGTTTAAGAGATGAAAATGATAAATATTATGATTATAATATGCTTATGTACGTTGCTATTCACGAATGTGCACATGCTTTAACAGATGTAGTTGACCCTGAACATAAAACAGATGAATTTAAGAATACGTTTAAACAACTTTTACAAATTGCTGAAGAATTAGGATTATATGATCCTTCTAAAGAAATTATTGAAAACTATTGTAAATTTAAAAAGAGAAATTAAAATTAAAATTAAAACTATTTATTACCACTTGTTTCATTCATTAATTTCATTTCAAATTCTTTATTTTTTTCTCTTAATTGTTTAATTTGTTCAAATGTAATTTTATAATTAGTTAAATACATTATAACTGCATCACATAGCTCATCATTATTTTTATATTCAATTCCTGTTTCGTCATTTAAAATTTTACGAAATACACCCATAGTATATTCATCTTTTTTTAAATTATCTCTATATTTTATACATTTATTTACATGTATACTTGATCCTTCGTGGCTTAAATAAAAATAATAAGTATCACACATATAATCACATAATTCACAATAATAATATTTCTTAGACATTTTAATTAATTTTATATCTCTTATATATATATTTTATATCTCTTTTGTATTTATATTTTTTATATTTTTTATATTTTTTATATTTTTTATATTTTTTATATTTTTTATATTTTTTATATTTTTTATATTTTTTATATTTTTTAAAATTA